TAATGATGGAGAACCAGCAAATGTAGTATCTCTTAGTGTGCTTACCGATTCTATACCAATAATGGAAGATGTTAATCTCCATCCATTACCAAGCAAAGTATAAGCTGAAGTAGCTAATGGTACTGAAGAAACAAGACCTGAAGTAGAAGAACTAAAAAGACCTATTGTTTCTTTTATACCATCAGTACTGCTTGCACCTGTTCCACCTACTGATACAGGAATTACCTCACCAGACTGGTACTCAACAAGAGTCCAATCCCCGCTTGATAGCTGGTAAAAATGTATCGGTAGTTTTTCAGTCATAAACTATTATACAATAGTATATTTAGGAAGTGGATTGAGTTGAGTCGTAATGCCATAATTTACCATGGCTGTTACAGTTGTAGATCCTAAATTTCTTAATTCAAACGATGAAACGTATCTTCCAGCACCTAAAGTTATTTCCTGTCCGGGATACATTACGGATCCAATGTATCCTGAAGCAGCACCTAAGCTATTTGCATTAGTTATAGCTCCTAAAGCAGAAGTGGGAATTAAACTACTTGGAGTGAATAAGAACGCACAGCCACTTGTGTCTGGAGTACCACTTACAATAACTTTAAAAGAATTGCATCTAATTGGTGTTCCTTGAGAATTATGACAGGTTACTTGAACTGCTTGCCCAGCAGTCATGGAACCATATTTTACATAACCATTAAATCCGTCCATTACTGATCTTCCTCCTTCTTAGCCTTTTTTTGCTTCTTTTCTTTCTTCTTAGTTCCCATTTCTTCTTGATATTCTTCTTCACCTTCAACGTCATGGGATCCTTCTGGTTGATCTATGTGAACTTCATCATCTCCATCACCAGTATCTATGGTGATTTTCTTTTCTCCACCCATTCCCTCATCACCATCAGGCTCTTCGTGCTCCTCTTCACCTTCCATTTCAGGCTCTTCCATTTCTTCTTCACCCTCACCTTCACCCAATTTCATCTTTAAATCGCCTAAAATGTTTTCTAGTTCTGCCATCGTAGACATTAATTGTTCCTTAGACATTTCTATTGGAACTTCTCCACCTTCCATATCAGGCTGCTCTAGGGGCATCTCCTCGCCTCCTTGAGGAACTTGATCCTGCATATCTCCACCCATCTCTACGTTCTCCTCATCGTCTGTAGGAAGATCTGAACCTAAATCCTCCTCTGATGGATCACCCTCTGATGATTGTGCGACCTGAGGCATTGGAGTGGGCTGTGGGCTTTGCATTGGGGGATTAGCGGCCATTGTGGCTTGACCACCTTGCATTCCTGCCATAGCTGAACTAGCCTTGATCATCTTTAATATATTTGCAACATTCCCTAAATCTGATGCAATGCTATCAAAGTCAAGATATCTGCTCATTGCAGATTCATTTAAGAATTCGTAACCAGCTTGCTCAAAGATATAATGAATTACATCATTAACGTCTATAGCTTCAATACCGTTCTTTTCCTTAAGTAAGTCAATAACCTGCTTTAAAACAGGCTTCTGTGGACTTCCCTTAGGTAAAATCTTATTTATAGTTTCAAAGATTACTATCTGAGTATTAAGTAAACTTCTGAATGAAGCTGGCTCCTTAAGATTTTGGAAGTTAATTCCATAATGTTCATTTAGAGTGTTGATTATTTCTCTCTTGACTGGCTTCTTAGCTTCAAATAGCCAAGATGAGTATTCTTGAATATCCTTTGGAGATACCATGCTTTCTGACATATTTAATATAGTATCAAACATTTCAGACATTTGCTTCTTGCTTAGAAGAGCAACATAAGGAATGTCATTTATTGCTTCAGCTAAAGATTCTAATTTTTCTTCATCTGATTCAACAATACTTTCAGCTAGCTTGACTATCTTTGGATGACTTACCCAAATTAAATTAAAATTCTTTCTGCTTTCTAACAATTCTTTCTTAATTAATTCTTGACGAGTAATTAGTTCATAAAGAGATACGTTCTCGTTCTCTGAGATTACATATTCTTTAGAGTCTGCCAATTCAGAATGAGTTAGTTTAGGCATATTAAACGCCTCAGATAAAGTCTTAGATAGGATTACTGCACTCTTAATCTCACTTATCTTAGTTACTTTATCTTTATTCTTATTTAAGAACTTTACTAGTGAAGGGATAATTTCAATTAAACTTGTAAATTGGTCACTCTTTAAGATATCTTTATTCTCAGATACTAAAGATGACTTGCTCTCTAATAGCTTACCAATTTTATCTAACTTTAATCTTTCTTCCCAAAGATTTAAAGTCTGTAGTAAATCTTGCTTACCAAGAGAATAGTTATCTCTGTATAGATTACCAATTAAAGAGTTAACTTGATTTCTAACCTTCTTATCAAACTCTTTATCATTTAGATATTCTGAAGTTTCTGATACTTCTACTTCAGTTAATCCTGATTCAGATACCACTCCTGAGATTAGTTTATTTGATTCTGTTACGAACCAAACTTTATTTAAATTATCATCGTATTTAAATAACTCTACGTTCTCTCTTAAAGAACGACCAAGGTAGCTAGAAATCTTGTATAGATTGTGCAGTTTCTTATCTCTATTTAAAATCATATTTTCAAACATAATTATCCTCTTAATATTATATATGCAATAAATTTACTTTTTATTTAAGTTCTTTAGTTTTTCTTGTATAGATTTAAAAGCTTTTAACTTTTTTGAATCAGATTCTGTAATCATAACTTTATCTAAGTAATCTACAGTTTCGTTTTGAGGTGGTTCCATTTGAGCAGATCCGGGTTGCTGTTGAGCAATTAAACCCGATCTACCACCGACATTGGGAGCAGTTTGACCTTCTGGTGGCTGTTCTTCTCCCCCTTGTTCAGGTGATGGTTGCATCATCTGTTGCTGCATCATTTGCTGCTCTTGCATCTTTTCTTGCTCTATTGCCATTTCCTGATCTACTTTATCTTTTTCCTTGGCAATTTCATCGTCAGACATCTCATAGTATTCTTTATAAATTGTTTCTCTAGAGAATAAACCTGTTCCTAGAACAGCGGCTACAACTCTAGACTTAGCTTCATCTATCTCAAGCTTTCTCTTTGTAAACATATCTGTAGGATCAGGCATCTCAATTCTTAAATCATTAATTAATTGTTGAGGGAATCCCTTCATCTTTAAATGTCTACGAGCTAGAGATTGTAATGTAGTAGCAAACTGTTGTTGTACTCTCATTACTGTTCTACCAAATTTAACATCTAACTGACTTAGGTTTGCTTTGCGTTCTGCACCTTTATCCTTAGACTCGACGATATAATCTCTAGGAACCTTCATTCCACCTAAAACTTTGTCTAGGAAGTACTTAACATCGTCTATATCTCCTAGATTTTGTGCTCCGGGAAGAACATCTACTCTTGTTTCTTTATCTCCCCTGTGTGGAATAAATAAGTCCTCATCAACAGACAATGGGTTAAATCTTTCGTCAATTGAACCAGTGTTTGAATTAAAGAACTTTTCCTTTCTTAACTTCTGCTTCATCTGGTCTACGAATGTTCCAACTCTGTGAGAAGGGATGTTGCCTGTATTAATATAGAATACTCTTCTCTCAGGTGCGCGTGAGAGTCTGTAAACTAACATAGCGTCTTCCATAAGCTTTAAAGATCTATAAGTTCTTATTACTCCACCAGCAACGCTTCTACCGTAAGGATAGAATCTAGGATCTGATGTATGTAATCTAAAATGTAGTATCTGGTTTTTATCTAGAGTAATATAATTGTTACGACTCATTGCATCTGATTGTGATCCAAATGCAGACCAGTCTACAGTTTTAGGTATTTCTTGTAAGAAGGATGTTAGATAACCATAAATGTTTTCTACTCTAATTATAAAGTTAGGATTAAGAACTTTAAGTCTTTGAACACCTAATCTTGGATTGTTTTCATCCACAATTACTTCTATGAAGCAATCTCCATACTTAACCATGTTTCTTATTATGTCCCAGTAGTATCTTTCTAGGTCAATAATCTTAAACATCTTCTCTACTTCATCTTTAACTATTGGACTTATTGAATCTACTACCCACCTCTTACCTTGAATATTCTTTTGAGTAGCATCGTCTGCATAAACATCAAATGCAGATGATATTTCTGGATATTCATCCATACTCTCAAATTGACGGTATCTTTCTTTTCTAGATCTCTCGTATTCAGGAATTAATACTGATCTAACTAAAAGTTCAGGACCATCATAATTTACAGCAGTTTTAACTTTTACACCATCTAATGCGGTATAGGTATCACCTGCTTTAGAGTCTTTTGGGTATGCTGTATCTGTTTGTCCTTGACTTTGAACATAAGGTTTTGCACTTGATGCAAAGAATTTAGCAAACCACTTTCCTGCTGATCCAAGAGGAGTAAACCATGTTCCAGTTCCTAGAGTAGGACCACCGAAAGATGTTTCTCCAGCTTCGTTAATAGGTCTTTTAGATTCTGCCATTTTATTATCTCTTTGGATTAAATTTATCTTTTAATTTTTGTATTTCAGCCTGTGTAGCGGGCTTTTGAGCATCTTTTTCTGCTTGCTCCACTCCACCTTGACTGCTCCAATAATCAGGTCCAGCAGATGATTTAGGTGCTTCGGATACTTTAGGTTTTATAGAAAAGTTGGCAGCACACTTTGGACAGGTATAATGATAAAATCCTCTTCCATCCTTTCTACCTGTTTTATAAGCAACGCCTACGCAATCCTGTTTAATACATTTGCGAGTTTTAGGATCGTTTACTTTCGTTTCTTGTAAAAGTAATTTGAATATTCTTGAGTAACTATTTTCCATAAATCCACTTTATCTCTTCGTATGTTTTTCCACCGAAGTATTTCTTTAAATCTGTATTGTTACCTTTAAACATTGGTAATGGATCATATAATCCGTCAGTACCTAATTTGCTGACTACACCGGGAGTATTTGTCAACATTTCAGTTAATCCGTAAATACACAAAGCAAGACTCATGATTAAATCGTCATGCTGTCCGCTATCTGCTTTTACTCTTCCGTTTTCATCTATAACGAAAGTTAGTAATTCTTTAACTAATCTTTCAGAGTTTACAAGTATCTTTTTACTTCTTATAAACTCTTCCATCTTTGCAAATAGTTGTTCTTTAGTTTGAGAAGTAGTTTGGAATCCGAACTTACCATACTTATCCATCCAAACATTCTCGTATTGTTGTTTCTTTACTAAGTATTCAATTAAGTTATTTCCAATTGTGTTACGTTCAGGAACAATCAAAGCTGTATTATATCTTTGACCTTCTTCTGCTAGAATCTTAGAAAAGTCATCTATTGAAGTTTTATTAGAGTAAAATTCTGCTACTTGTTGTCCGTTATACACATTTAATATTATAAATGCAGAATAATCACGTTCTCTACCTAAAGCAGTATCAGCACCTATTACATATTGATGATAAGGCTCAGGCTCTTGCCATACTCTAAGTCTATTATTATACTTTGTAGTATACTCTTTACTTGTGTTATCATTTAGTAAAGTTAATGTTTCACCGTCAATATAAGTATCACCTGTACCTAAGAACTCTTTTTCAAATTCTTGTTTCCAGCGTTTAATACCAATGTTCTTTCTGGTAGCCTCTTCGAAATGATTTACATCATAAGTAGAGTCGCGTTCTCTTAGTAGCTTGTAAAGCCACTCATACCTTGCATCGTATTTATATTGAGGATGCTCTTGCCAGTCAATATCAATTACATTAAAGTTATTATTATTTTTTCTAGCTTCTTCATACATGGTATGGAAAAAGTTACCCATACCATTAACTGTAGATAACATAAATACTCTACCACCAGTAGATACGATAGGATATACTGCTGCCCAAATATCACCAATATTTTCAACGAATGCAGCCTCGTCAATAATCAATAAATAAGACGAAAGAGATCTACCTGATGTCTTCTTAGCTGGACGAGCTTTTACCTTACATCCTGTAGTTAATTCTAATGTGTGCTTGTTATCTCCACCTTTTTTAATTGCGGGTTTTAAAAATACAGGTAATTCGTCATACATGATTTTAATTCTAGTTAAAACTTCTGTAGACTCAGTATCACCAATAGAAAGAATAGCTATAGTCTTGTTTCTCTCAAATACTAGAATGTGTAGTGCATACGCGCACGCGATGGTTGTGCATCCAGCCTGTCTAAATTTTCTTAGTAAATTGAATCTATTTTTATCTAAGTTATCTATAATTCTACGTTGGAAGTCAAATAGCTCGAATGGAACCAGACCTAATAACTGGTGCTCCACTTTAACATAAGTCGAGATAAAATAGGCTTTATCTCTTTTACATTTTTGGAACTCAGCTTTAAGTTCTTCTTTGGTCATTTTAGACCAGTCTTTTTGCATTTCTTGAGTTGAGTTATTTTTATCTTCCATGGTCTATTATTATATAGTATGTCAATATCCAATATAAATTACTATTCTCTTATTTGTTCAAAAGACAATAATTATAAACCCACAACTATACACTTATTTAATTATTTAAGTGATGTTGGAGTTCAAGTTAAAAATTTAATTGGTAAGCCTTCTATATTTCATGCATACAAAGAGGGGTTTGAAAAAATTAAATGCAAGCCTGACGATGTAGTAATTTTATGTCATGACGATATTGAAATAATGACTCCTAAGCATAATTTTATTGACATCATGAATAAGTGTCACACGATACCTGATTGTGGGTTTATAGGTGTTGGTGGTACTAAAGTTCTAGAGGAGCCTTGTATATGGTGGAACTGGGAGAAGCCCCAGAACTTATCTGGAGGGATTTACCATGGATCATTGATGAACAGATACTGGACTAACTTTGGTCCATTTGGTAGGGTTGTCGCATTAGATGGTGTTTTCCTAGCGTGTAAGGCTAGTGTGCTAATGTCTATGAAACTAGACAAGCCTGAGTCTTTCTCAGGTAATTGGGACTTCTATGATATTTATTACACCTTCCAAGCACATCTTAATAACTTTAAAAATCACACAGTGCAATTAACTCTTCGTCACGAATCTTCTGGTCAGCCCAGAGAATCATGGAATGCTAACAGAACAGCTTTTATAGAAATGTACAAGGATAAGATTCCAGCAAAGGTCTAATATGGATTTAAAAGAACAAATAGAAAAGTGTTGGTTTAGAACATTCTCTGGTAGAGTAATTGATCCTGAGAATTTAAAACCTGAGGATATTGATCCTGTAGACATAGCAAGATCATTATCTTTACAGTGTAGATTTGGTGGTCAGATTGTTAGATTCTACAGTGTTGCAGAGCATAGCTTAAATGTAATGACTAATGTAGAAAAACACGCACATGACCTTGCTAGAGTAGACCTTAATAATCTAGCTCTAGGAGCCTTACTGCACGATGCTAGTGAAGCCTATATGTGTGACATTCCAACACCATTCAAGAAGCTCTTACCTCAATACAAAGAGCTAGAAGCGAAGGTAATGGCTGTCATACACAGGAGATTCAATGTAGTATTGGATAGCTTTGAGGAAGAAATCATCAATAGATACGACAAGCAAGCTTTAGATTTTGAGATGCCAATCCTATTTAATACCCCACAAAAGAAACAATTTAATGATTTAGAGTATTATACTCCTGACCAAGCCTTCTCGATTTATCTTAACACCCTACTCCGTCTAGAAAAGGAAAATGTATGAACTACATGACTCAATATACTTATGATGACGTTTTAATTGTACCTGAATACTCTGAGGTTCGTAGTCGCAGTTTATGTAACACTTCTACAAAGCTTAAGTCAAAGCATGGATTTAACATAGAAGTATTGCTTAGAATTCCAGTAATAGCAGCTAACATGGATACGATCTGTGGTTATGAAATGGCAGACTACCTTGATTCTATTGGTGCTGCTGGCATTATTCATAGGTATATGCCTGTTGAAGAGACAGTAAAGATCATTAATGTTTCAAAAATGAAAAACCTATATTTATCTGTAGGTACATTAGATAATGATAAGGATCGTATTGATGCAATCCTGCAATACGCAGGAGGATACGAGGAAGCTATGAATGGCAAGGTGCATATGTGTGTAGATATTGCACATGGTCATTCAATCATGATGAAGGAAACAGTAGAGTACATTAGATCAAAAGGATTCACTAATCTTATAATTGGTGGTAATGTAGCTACACAGTCAGGAGTTATAGATTTAGTTAAGTGGGGATGTGATGTAGTAAAGATTGGTGTTGGTCCCGGTGCTGTATGTTCTACAAGAACAAAGACTGGTGTTGGAGTCCCTCAGTTTAATGCATTATTAAATAGCATTTATTCAGATGATGTGCAAGTAATTGCGGATGGGGGATTTAAGAGTGTAGGTGACTTCTCTAAAGCAATGGCTCTTGGAGCAAAGGCTTGCATGACTGGTTCCTTCTTTGCTGGATGCGATTACACACCCAACTGGAGATATGATGAAGATATTCTACATTATCGAGGAATGGCTAGTGCAGAAGCACAGAGAGCCTACAAAGGTAAGTTTAGTAATGCAGAAGGCATTTCTACTTATGTAAAGAATAAGGGTCTTGGAAGTACTGAAAAGGTAATAAAAGATATTCAAGAAGGTATGAAATCTGCCATGGCTTATGTAGGTGCAGTAACCATGGAAGAATTTAAATCTAAAGCAAAGTTTGCACTTGTTTCTACTAACACTCTCCTAGAAAACAAGACAAGACTATGATAACTATAACCTATTTTGAAGTATATTCAATTAAAAACTCAAGAGGGTTAGAAGAGCCCATATGTGTTTGTCTTAGCGAATCTAGAGCTAAAGAAGTTGTTTCTAAAGCTGAAAAGGGGGAATACAAGTTTTTAACTGCTAGATCTCCTTATGCGATAAGAATAATGGAGAGAGAATATGAACCCTCTGCAAAAGACGTACAATTTTAATGAACAACCAGATGTAGCTAACTCTGAATTCAGAGTAGTGAAAAGTTATTATCTTGGAAACAAGTTAGCCATACATGAGATTTTTTATGACACAGAAGGAGAAGTTCTTTATTATAATGATGTTGTCACATTAGAAGCAGATGACATAGAAGCATTAATAAAGAATATGTCTAAGCACGCAAAAGCCTTAGAAAAGAATATCTTAAATGAAAAAGACCTATTAGAAGGTAAAGTAATTTACAAAGATTAAATTATGTATTCAATGGTTGGTGAGATGCCAAGACAAATTGATACTTATACTTATGAATAGTCTTACTATATATCAATAGTAGGATTATTTATGAATTTATATCAAGATATTTTTAATTTATTAGAAAGTAAAACAAGTAAAGCATTTAGAGCTATGGATGCTCAAAGGGAGAAAGCTCACCGTGAAAAACATGGAAGACCAAGAACTAAGGAAGAGAGGAAGCAGCATAGAAAAGAAGTAGGAGCCGAAGTAAGATCAAATATAGAGTGGGAATTAATGGCAAATAAAAAACGGGATGATGCACTTAAATACGGTGGTGGTACAGGTGGTATTCCCCCTAGTACAACAAGATCAAGAATAGAAGGTCAGAGAGCTTTCTATAATCATATTAATAGACAAGTTTATAGACAACGAAAAGGAAAATATCCCAATTAATTATGAATTTATATCAAGATATTTTTAATTTGTTACTATCTGAGCAACTACACAAGCTAGGCACATATGATGATCCTAGATTTAAGCCTAAAGGACCAGTAAAGTATTATGATGATCCTAGCCTTAAGCCTAAAGGACCAGTAAAGCCTCGTCCTCCAACTGAAGAAGATATTGGTAGGAAAATCAAGAGTCTTCCTAAGCGTCTTAGACCAAAATCGGTTTAATTATGTTTAAATACCTAACCTTATTACTAGAGGGTTCGGGTTCTTTGGCAAAGGCGCAGAGAAATATAATGCGTGTAAAAGCCAAAGCAGATAAGCATTTTAAAGCTGGAGAAGATGATAAGGCTGACGCACTCTATAATAAGTTAGATATATTAGTAAAGCGTCATAAAGCATTA